GCCTCGGCCGACCCGCCCTCCACCGACGTGGAGGACCAGGGCATCGACGACCGTGAAGAGCACGAGGGCAACGTCGAGTCGGAGATTCACGTGCTCGACGACCGCCCGTTCGCCGAGCGGGTGTCGCCGATGGACATGTACGTCGACACCGAAGCTCGCACCACCGAGGACATGGCGTGGATCGCCCAGCGCATCCGGCGCCCGGTGAACGATGTGCGGGTCGATGAGCGCTACGAGCGCGGGGTCCGCACCAAGGTCAATCCGTCGATGTCGTCGCGGTTCGATGACCCCAACAACACGCTGACCTCTGCCGACAGCGGCCCCAACGGCGTCCGCGACAAGGGCTACGTCGACGTCATCGAGTTCTACGACATGCGCAAGAAGACGTACTGCGTGTTCGCCGATGGGGCCACCGATGGGTTCCTGATCAAGCCCACCGACATGCCCTACAGCTTCGGCCAGCCGTTCGTGATGCTGCGCAACTACGAGGTCCCCGACGACTTCTACCCGATGGGTGAGCTGGAGCAGATCGAAACGTTGCAGCTGGAGCTGAACGAGACCCGCACCCAGATGATCAACCACCGCAAGCGGTACGCCCGCAAGTACCTCTACATGGAAGACGCGGTGGACGAGACCGGGATCAACGCCCTGGAGTCCGACGAGGACAACGTGATGGTCCCCGTCAACTCGGGCCAGGACATCAACCGGGTCATCATCCCGATGCCGTCGATCGGCACCCCGCCCGACTTCTACAACCAGAGCCAGATGATCGAAGACGACATGGACAAGGTGTCCGGCGTCTCCGACTACATGCGTGGCGAGCAGCAGAACATCCGCCGCACCGCCACCGAGGCGGCGATGATCCAAGACGCCGCCAACTCCCGAGCCCAGGACAAGATGTCGCGTATCGAGAGCTTCCTCGGCCAGATCGGGGAACGGATCATCATGCTGCTCCAGCAGTACATGACCGGCGAGCAGGTTGTGCGTGTGGTCGGCACCAACGCCATGCCGGTGTGGGTCAAGTACGACAAGGACTACATCGCCGGTGAGTTCGACATGGAGGTGGAAGCCGGGTCGACGCAGCCGTCCAACGAGACGTTCAAGCGGCAGTCGGCGATGCAGATGGTCGACGCCATGGCGCCGTTCGTGCAGGCCGGTGTGATCGACGTCCCCGAGCTGGCCAAGTACATCCTCCAGATGGGTTTCGGGGTCAAGAACCCCGACCAGTTCATCAACGCCGAAGGGCCACCGCAGCCCGAAGGCGCGGAGCAGCCACCCGGCCAAGAGGCCCCTCCCTCGGGGCCGCCGGGTGCGGCGGGTGCTCCACAACCGGCAGCGCCACAGGGAGCGATGCCGCCTGGTCCACCGCCTGGTCCCCCATCGGGCGGTGGACCGGACCTCGGCGGCCTCCCGCCCGAGCTGATCCAACAGCTCCAGATGGTGATGCAGCAGCTGCCGCCTGAGCAGCAGCAGGCGTTCGTCCAGCAACTGGCCCAGATCCCACCCGAGCGCCGCCTGGCGTTCGTGCAGGAAGTGCTCGCCCAGTTCGCGCAGGCACAGCAGGGCGCGGGGATGCCGCCACAGGGCGGCGCACCGCCGCCATCCGCGGTGACGTCGGTGGGGGCGCCGGGCGTGCCCCCGCCGAACATGCCGCCCGGCATGTAGGGGACAAACCGCTCGTCATGTGATGAGCAACCCACGAGGACTCACGCGATGAGTGACATGGCCGAACCGGCGCAAGCCGGGATCGGCGAAGCCGAAGAGGTAGCCCCCGACATCGGGCACGGCGAACCAGAGGCAGCCCCGCCGAGCTACTTGGAGACCGACCAGTACGCGGACCACCACGTCCGGGTCAAGGTCGATGGCCAAGAGGTCTCGGTTCCGTTACGTGAAGCGATCGACGGCTACTCGCGCCAGGCGGACTACACCCGCAAGACGCAAGAGCTGGCCGAGCAGCAGCGACGAGCCCAGTTCGGGCTCACGTTGCAGCAGGCCCTGGAGGCCAACCCAGCGGAGACGTTGCGCATCCTCCAGGCTCAGTACCTCCAGGAGCAGACCGAGCAACCGACGCCTCCCCAACCGCCCGATTGGACCGATGATCCAGACGGCAAGCGGTGGCAGGAGTACGACGCTCGACTCCAACGGTTCGAGCAGCAGCAGGCCGACAACGAGCTACGGGTAGCGGTCGGGGTTCTTCAACAGCGCTACGGCGACGATTTCAACCCAGCCGAGGTGGTCCAGGCCGCGTTCGCCCAAGGACGCATGGACCTCGAAGGGGTCTACAAGGAGATGGCGTTCGACCGCTACTGGCAAGGCCAGCAAGCGGCACGAGAGGTCCAGACCGCCCAAGAGGCGGCCCGGACCGAAGCCAAAGCCCAGACCTCGAATCTGCACTCGGGCAATGGGGCCAACAACGCCGTGGAGCCGTCGTCTGACCACCCGATGTCGATCGAAGAGGCGTTCGCTGCGGCGAAGCGTCAACTCGGTGTCGACAGCTAGCTCCTAGGAGTCACCCACCATGGCCGTTGGCAACGTCAAGTTCGACAGCCTGCTCGCAACCACCCTCGACAACTACCGCAAGACCCTCGCCGACAACGTCTTCCGTTCCCGCCCGCTGCTGTGGTGGTTCACCGAGAAGAACAGCGTCCGGAAGCTCTCCGGTGGTGTCAACATCAACGAACCGCTGATCTACGCCGAGGGCCAGGGAGGCTCGTACGGCGAATGGGATGCCATCTCGATCGTGCCCCAAGAGGGCATGACGGCAGCCCAGTACCCGTGGCGCCAGCTGTTCGCTTCCATCGCCATCTCGGGACTCGAAGAGGCCCAGAACAACGGCGAGGAAGAGGTCATCAACCTGCTGAAGGCCAAGGTCATGCAGGCCGAAGAGACCTTGAAGGCCAAGCTCAACAAGATGCTCTTTGCCGATGGCACGGGCAACTCGGGCAAGGACTTCTTGGGCCTCGGTCTGCTGATCGGGACCGGCGGCACCAACGTCGGCGGCATCGACGCCACCGACTCCCTCAACTCGTGGTGGCGGTCGGTGACGGCTTCCGGCTCGACCATCAACGGCACCACCGTCACGCTGCGCGGCGTGCTCGGCACGGCGTACAACTCGGCGTCCAACGGCAACGACGTCATCGACGGGCTCTTCACGACCCAGGCCGTGTTCGAGCGCTACGAGTCCGAGCTGACCCCGAACGTCCGCTACCAGGACGTCAAGTCGGCCAACGCCGGGTTCACGTCGCTGATGTTCAAGCAGGCCCCCATCTACTGGGATCGGGACTGCCCGGCCGGTCTGTGCTACGGGCTCAACTCGAAGTACATCACCCTCGTCGGCCACACCCAGCGGTGGTTCAAGCAGTCGCCGTTCTCCGATGGCCTGTCGAGCGCGGCCGGTGGCAACGCCACCACCGTGGACGCCCGGTACTCGCTGATCACCACGTACGGGAACATGACGATCAACAACCGTCGCAACCACTTCGTGGTCACCGCCATCCCGTGACCTGAGTTCTCCCGTGGCGGGTTGCCGGTCTAGGTGCGCTGCCGTACTGCCATCCGGCAGCAGCCATCCCGGCCACCCGTCGCGGGGGACAACTCGGCCATCTACCGATGGCCACCCAATACCTGATCGTGGAAGACGGGGCCTCACTGCCCGATGGCATCGTCCTCGCCCACACCCTGCACGGCGAACCGGCCAACCAGTTCGTGCCTGCCCACGCTGCGCCCCACGGCGCCGCGCTGGTCATGCCGGTTGGCGAAGATGGCATCGCCTACGACGAGGACGCCCCGGTGGCGGTGCCGTACTACGAGCCCGTCGTGCGGCCACCCGAGCGCGAGAAGCGCTGTCACGCCAAGGACGACACCTGCAAAGGGTGGGCGATCGGTGGCTCCGACTTCTGTGCGGTTCACGCCGGGGTGTTCCGCAACCCGCTCGGGCGCAAGGCGTGGGACCCCAAGTTCACGGAGGCTGAGGGACAGTCCACCGAAGGTGAGATTGCGGAGCAGTCGTGAACCTCCAGCAGATGCGTGACCTCGTCCGCACGCAGCTCGACCTCGACGACACCGACCTCCCCGACACCCTCCTCGACGCCTACATCCAAGAGGGCTACGACCGCGTGCTGGAGCTGGAGCAGCAGTGGCCGTTCTTCGAGTTCGAGTGGGACGTGCAGTTCGCCGCCGATGGTACGGCGCAGATGCCGGTCGACTGCCGTCACATCTCGATGATGATCGATCCCGCCGGTCAGCTGCTCGACCGGGTCAGCGACCGCGCCGCGGTGATGGCGTATCCGCCCGGGCAGGGCGGCACCGGGAACCCGACGAGCTGGACGCGGCTCAACCGGGCGCTGCACATCTTCCCGGCGCCCGGCGCGGTAACGACGATGCACCTCACCGGCTACCGGACGGGCTCGGACTGGATCAAGGTCGTCGGGGCCTCGGGGGAGTGCGACTGCGACCGGCGGCTGCACATGTCGATCTGCTGGTACGCCTGCTCGCTGGGCTACGCCCAGCAAGAAGACGAGGTGCTGGAGCAGACGTACCTCAACCGGTTCAAGGAGGCGTCGGCGCTCGCCCGCGACGCCATCATGAAGCCGAACGTGACCCAGCCCAAACAGGTCTCGTGGACGCACTTCCCGCCGAGCGGCACCAAGGCCGGTGGCAACGGTGTGCTCATCTCGACGCCGGGACCGCAAGGACCGACCGGCCCGGCGGGTCCCCCCGGCCCTCCGGGTCCGGCCGGACCGCAAGGGCTCACCGGGTTGCAGGGACCGATTGGACCGGTCGGCAACACCGGCCCGCAGGGTGCCACCGGGCCGACCGGCGCCACCGGCGCCCCCGGGCCGACCGGCGCCACCGGTTCCACCGGTCAGACCGGACCGGCAGGGCCGCAAGGTCTTCCCGGCCAGTGGCAACAGATCACCCAGGCCGCCTACGACGCCCTGGCCGTCAAGGACCCCAACACCCTCTACGTCATCGTCGGGTGAGCCGATGGTCCTGCTGAACACCGCTGACCGCATCCGCCTCGGGACCACCGGGGCTGTGCGCGTCTACGCGGGCCGGACGCTGGTG